TGGAGATGGTTTTAATTCTAGAGAAGAATATCTGGAGTTACTTGCTGATGAATATGACTTACCTTTGAAAACAGTTTTGCGAGTTGCAGAGATGTTGGGACCTGAAGAAGATTTTGATCAACTGCCTGTAGAGCTTCATAGCATTAGTGAATTAGGAAAATATTCAATTTAACTAAAAAAATAGTTGACTTTTTGAATCCATCTGCTATACTATTATCATAGTAAGCAATTAGCTTACGTTTTTCCAACTCCAAGTAGGATTAAAAATGTTTAATTTTACAGTAGAACAGATCAAGGAAATTGAAAATGCTGACTCTTTGCAAACTGCTAGAGTTTTGCTAAACACTATTATTGAAAACAGTAGTACAGGTCAGCGCCCTATTAAACCTGCTAAACGTCAATATTTGTTAAATCAAGTTCAAGGTACACGCAAGATTTTAGATGTTGCTGCTATTGCTTATAATATGCTACTTGCTGGAGAAGGACTAAATGTTATTGGAAGTAAATATTTTTCAAAAATATAGTTGACTTTTTGAATCTATCTGCTATACTATTATCATAGTAAGCAATTAGCTTACATTTTTCCAAATCCTACAAGGAGACAGCATGTCACTAGAACAAGCACTTGCAAGCTACATGGAAAACATTAAAGCTGATTACAATCGCTGGATGTATGTAGACCGCTCAAAGACATCAAGTGATACTGTTAGAGATAGGATGGTAGAAGAATTTAACAATGATTTGTCCTACACTGTGGGTAAGAAGTATATCAAGGTTGTTGTAGGTACTAGAGTGCATAGTTTTATAGTAGCAGGTGACAATGACAAAAAATTCCGCAAAGGAGATATTTTAATGGCTGCAAGTTGGGCAGCACCTGCAAAAAACAAAGCACGAGGTAACTTATTTGAAAATTATAAAATTAGCTGGACAGGAGCAGAATATTTAAATTAAATATTTGACTTGGTCGCTTAGTAACACTAAGCGACCAGTTTGCATTTTTCCAATCTACGCTAAGAGGTCACAATGGCAACAAGAGCAAGAATTGCATACCGCTACACAGACGGATCATATGTTTCTGCCTATCATCATTTGGACGGCTATTTAAACGGCTTAGGTCTGCTCCTAACAGAACATTATACAGATCCTAAACTAATTGAGAAATGCATACAGAAAGGCAACGCTTCTACATGGAAGTCAGAACCTGAGAACAATAATTACTATCATAACGAGCGTTGTATGACACATGCCGACACAAAGGCACTAATGGAAGACGCTTGGAACATGAATGAGGAATATCTTTACGTATACTCAGAAAAACTGCAAGGTTGGAGTGTACGCTTCCGCAACGGAGACAGCACACGTATCTCAGCTGAAAGTATTTTGTCAGTACAAGAAGAATAATAATTTTTATAGTTGACTTTTTCTCTCAGAGGTTGTATACTATTTAGACACTGAGCGATTAGCTCCACTCCACTCACTCCACACTAGGAGATCACATGCCACAGTCAGTCTACCACATCCAATTACAAGAGATCCAAGAAGAGATTGATCTGCTGAACGAAGCCTGCACTAGGCCAGAAGAAGACGAGTTCCAGATCCGGCGTTGGCAAGATCGCATCTTTGATCTGGAGCAGGAGCAGATCTTAATTGAGCAGCGACAGGCAGAGCTGGATCAGATGGATCAAGACTACATCGAATTTGTTTAAAAAAGGTTGACTTTTTCTTCAAAGGTTGTATAATATTATTATCAGTTAGGCAATAGCAACATACACAGGAGACAATATGTCACTTAGCAAAGTAATTGCAGCGATTAACAAGAATTTAGTTGAGGCAAAAACAGTACAGATTGATCCTAGCTATTTAACAGTAGGTGATAGTATACAAATATGCAAATATATTAACCTACAACTTGAATATGCTAACCAGCCAGATACCAAAAACACTTTCCATAAAGCTTTGATATCCTTAAACAAAAAAGGGTTTAAAATTCCTTCTAAGGCATGTCCAGTAATTGCAAAGAATTTTCCTGAAATTGTTTCTAGATAATACTAGGAGTAAGCATGAGTAAACTAACCAAAGAAATGTTGCTAACAGTTCCAGGTACTCCGTATTGGTGCGGAGCCCAAGACAAGCTAAAAAATAAAAAACCTGATCCGCATTGGATGGCTAGTATATGTGCAGGTTCTAATAGGCGTACACCTAGAAGTAGAATGATGGATGTAGACGTAGAAGCATACATGTTAGGTTATAATGAAACAGGAGATCAATGAAAAATTATGCTATTATTCAATATTTGATGGCTAGCTTTACCAAAAAGATTTTAGATCAAAATGTTCCTAATTTTAAAGAACCTCAGCTGATTGAGGACAGTGCTAAGGAGTTAGCACTTGAACTTTCTTACCATGCAACAAAGGAGGAAATTACAGATGTATTAGGTGATTTACTTGACTTATTTGTCAATTATTGTAAGAATGAAACACGTGATATAAGTGTAATGCGTAGGTTAACTACTGCAACTTTGTTTAACTATTCAATTTAAAGGTAAATAATGAGCAAGCGAGAACTACAAAACCAAGTAATGGAACTTGAGATTGATATTTGCTATTTGCAACGGCATATGGATTTTTTTCCAAATGCATTTGATACATACAAAGAAATTGAGTATCTACAAACACAACGGCAAAAACTAGTTAATCAGAAAGGGTAACAATATGGCACGAGCAAAAACCAATTTGTTAAAGGCTGCTCCTAAAACAAAAAGAAAAGCAAGGCAAACAGTTTCAGATATTGAATTTGGAACTGAACCAAGTTGGGAGAATGTTAAAGATTCAGACTCCCAAATGCTACGAGCTTATGCTTATTATGCTCGTGCCGGAAATACCAAAAAAGCAAAAGAGTTTGTTATTGATTTTATGAAAGAAAATGCTGAATATACAACAGAGGATGTGCGATGTTTTAGAGCAGTTCCTGATTCAGAGATCAATCGAAGCACTTGTTACATGTCAAGAATGATTACTTTAGGCGCAAAGCTAGAAGACAAGTACACAGAGCGTCTACACAAGTATATTAATAGCATGGTAACTTTAGGAAAGAAGATCAAGGCTGACAAAGCAGAAACAGATTCTCCCACTACTAGTGTTTATGATAGAGTTAAAGATCAGTCCAACGAAGTTATTGCAGAGTTTGAGCATTTGAGAGACTATTTTTTCCTAAAACCTAGAGCCTTTGGTTTGGTAATGGCTAAAAGGAATTGTTTAGCTATTTTAAAGGAATATGAGGTTAGCCAAGCTCATGCAAGAGTTGTAAAAAAAGAATATGAATCTGTACTTTCTGAAATTCAACAAGTAATTGCAGGTACTGATCCTGATTTGAATGAAGGATATAGTTGCTATACCAAAAAGCAAATGAAGGATTATTCTGTATTCCTCCAAGACATTATTGATGCATGTGATATTGTAATTGGAGAAAGTGTACAACAACGTAAGCCTAGAAAGAAAAAGCCTGTATCTGTAGACAAAAAGGTTGCAAAAGTCAAATATGCTGTAAGTGATCCTACAGTTGGATTAGTGGGAGAAAAACCTGTAAATATAGTAGGAGCAGGTGTTGCGTTTGTTTATAATAAAAAAACAAGAAAGTTGGGAGTTTATATTGCACAAGATGAAAGTGGTTTGGATGTAAAAGGAACTAAAATTTTAAATTATGATGAGCAAACAAGCCAAGCAAAAACTTTACGCAAACCCAAGGAACAGTTAAAAAATATTTCTAGTGCTAGGACTAAAGCATTAAAATATTTTGAAAATGAAGTTAAAACAACAAATGTTTCATTAAATGGATCTATGAGTGATCAGATCGTTATTGTAAAAACATACAAGTAATTTAGGTCAAAAACTAGTTTATAATAAATACTATAAACTAGTTTTTGGAGTATGTTATGAATTCATCTGATATAAGAAATATATTGAATCAACTTCAGATTCAGGAATCAGATACTGAAGAAGAAATTGAAGAAAATAATCAAGAAGAAACAGAAAAAGTAGAGTTAGAAGAAGAAGCATTGACAGAAGAAGAGCAGATTAAAAATCATATTAGAACTTTAGTAGATGAAAGTGATAATATAAATGACTTTGTTACTAAAGTGTATGAAATGTTTGATGATACTTTGAATGAATCTGATTGGGTTAAAAAAACAATGGCACGAGTTAAACGTGCAACAGGTACAGGCATGGGTAGTACAGATTTAAGTCAAAGTGGCAAAACATGGAAAGTCCCTACAGCAACAGTACCTGATAATGCAACAGCACCAGGTATGGCTAAAGCTCCTGCATTTTTAAGAAAAACGTGGAAACCTGGTATGGCTAAAGCACCAGGCATGGCTAAAGCACCAGGCATGGCTAAAGCACCAGGCATGGCTAAAGCACCAGGCATGGCTAAAGCACCAGGCATGGCTAAAGCACCTCGACCAAAACCCCTCTAAAATTATATAAAGAGAAATAGGTTTATTCCTATTTCTCTGATAAATATTTCTAAATTATTCGGAATAAAAAAATGGCTTCAACTCGTCAAGAGCTTATAAATGAAATCACTCTAGGTCTAGGTGGTGGTATGGTAGACATAGAACTAGATCCTGAACATTATAATTTATCTATTGATAAAGCTTTAAGAAAATATAGACAACGTGCAGAAAATTCTGTAGAAGAAAGCTTTTTAATTTTACAATTACAAGTAGATCAAAATGAATATATACTACCTAATGAAGTTACTGAGGTAAAAGATATCTATACTAGAACTTCTAGTGTTACTGGAATGGCCGGTAACGAAATCGAACCCTTTGAAGCTGCATACTTAAATTTATATTTTTTACATACTGCTAGAAGTGGTGGCATGGCAAATTTTGACTTTTTAGCTCAGAGTAGAGAAACGTTAGGGAAACTTTTTGGTAGTGAAATTCAATTTACTTGGAATCCTGTTACAAAAAAATTAACATTACACAGACGAATCAAAAGCGAAAGTGAAGTAATTATTCATATATATAATTTAAGAACAGAAGTAGAATTATTCACAGATCCATATAGTGGTAGTTGGATTAAAGAATGGTCATTAGCTGAAGCAAAAATGATGCTAGGTGAAGCAAGAAGTAAATTTGCTACGATAGCAAGTCCGCAGGGTGGCACACAATTAAATGGAGATACTTTAAAACAAGATGCTATGGCTATTAAAGAAAAATTAGAGCAAGAATTAACATTATATGTTGATGGAAGTGCCGGATATGGATTTGTAATTGGATAACGAAGTTTCTATAATTATTCCAGGCTTAACAAATGGAGGAATACATAGTAAGGAATTTGATGTTAGTATATATAAATTATTAAAAGAAAATCCTAATTATAATTTTAAATTTTATATTGATACATGGGATCATGAATATAATAATTTAGATGATATAATATTATTGTGTGAAAAATATAAATTATGTTATAATATTAATCAAGAAAAATACACAGATATATTTGATGATATTGTATATCAAGCAATACAACATAGTAAAATTTTACATATTTTTATAGAACTAGATAACATCACAGGTCTTTTAAGTAAACATTTTATTCATAAAATGCGACATTGCTTTGCTTTATATTATAAAATATATAAAGTTTTACAACAAATTACCAATAAACAGTCTTTGGTAATGAAAATACGTCCTAATGTTTATTTTAAAATCAAAAAACCTAAATTAGTAAAAAATTTTGAAGGAAAAAATTTTTTACCTTTTCCATTCGATACTTTAAACATAATAAAGAATGAGCTTGAAGGTAATGAACAAGAAAATTATCATAAAGAAGAAAAAATTAAAGAAAATAATACAATATATGGATATATAGATTTTGTTACTAGCAATCATCAAGTCAGGTTACAAGATAAATTTTATATGGGTCATTATAGTGTATTTGATAAAATATTTTTAAAGTATAAAAATGAAGAATACTTAATTAAAGATATTATATTACTTTACGAAAAATTTATAGACATTGACACTTATGCAAAATTTTTTAATAATATAAAAAATATAGATAGTGTTATTTCATACCATCAATGTTTCAGGCAACATATGAAGCTAGGAATGTATATCTTTTCTCAATTATTATCTGAAAATCATGTAAATATAATTGCAGATAAAATAGAATTTAATGAGCCTCCTATAAAAAAACAACATGAACACTATTAAAAAAGAATTAAATAAAATATTGTTCATAGTACAATCACGTATTAATAGTGAACGTGTACCTAATAAAATGATAAGAGCTATAGGAAATACTTGTTTATTTGAAATACTTTTAAAAAAAGTTAAAAAAACAATCATACCCTTAGACCAATTTTATGCAAGCGTGTATGATAAAGAATTAAAAGATATTTGTAAAAAAAATGATATACAAATTTTTCATAGATCATTAGGAAGTCGTAATACAGACAATAATTTAAGTTTAATGTATGAATGGTGGAATAAATTTCCACAGTATGAATTTGCTATTCTACTAAATCCTTGTTTATTATTCCTTTCTGTAAACACTATTAATAAATTCATAAAAGAATATTGTAGTAATAATTTTCCTGGACTTTTTGGTGTTGTATGTAAAAAACAATATTATTGGGACAAAAATGGTGATCTAATTACTCCTTGGCCTAAAAACACAACAATTATGAATACAAAAATTGTTTCTGAAACATATGAAGCAGCTCATGCTTTATATGCAGGAAAATTAAGTGAAATAGGAAAAGACAGATGGATGGGAGATTTTACAAAAAATAATCCAAAATTATTTATGATGGAAGAGCGTGAATGTTTGGATATAGATTATGAATGGCAGTTTGATCTATACAGCAAATACTATCTATTAAATCAGCAGCATATTTAGTCTTTTTGATAAATATTTAAACAAGTATTTTTCTAGAAAAAAGGACTAAAATTTATGGCAACATTAGTATCTCCTGGAGTAGCAGTAAGTGTAGTTGATGAAAGTGCATACGCTTCTGTTGGCACTGGTACTGTACCTTTAATAGTTATGGCTACAAGTGAAAACAAAAGTGATGTAAGTGGAACTGGCATTGCTGCATACACAATAAAATCAGAAGCAAATAAATTAAAATTAATCACAAGTCAAAGAGAATTAGTTCAGTATTATGGTGAACCATTCTTTGAACAAGTTAGTGGAACAAGTATTCATGGTGGAGAAAGAAATGAATACGGACTTTTGACTGCCTATAGTTATTTAGGTTTAGCTAACAGAGCCTATGTTTTGCGAGCAGATGTAGATTTAGATCAGTTAGACAACACTAGCACAGAACCTAAAGGTCCTCCTAATAATAATGCATACTGGTTAGATACAACAAATACTGCATTTGGTATTAGTCAAGCTAATGCTGATGGTAACTGGGTTGCACAAGATGTTTCTATATTATCAAGCACACAAGTAACAGGAACAGGGGCAGCAGCAACGCCATTGACAACACTAGGATCTGCTGGTGAATATGCTGTAGTAACAGTTGATAGTAATAATGCTACTTTAAATCCTATCAAATATTTTTTAAAAGTAGATAGTACTACTTGGGTAGAAGTTAAAGAAAGTACTATTCAGGGTAGTGGAGTAACTGCATATGCTAGCACAAATGTTACAATGTCAAGCCATGTTGATGTTCCTAGCAATCCTAATGAATATGATATTTGGGTAAAAACAACTTCCTACAATTTTGGAATGGATGTAGTTTTCAAACAATATTCCGCACAAACTGATAGTTTTACTACTAAAAATATTCCTGTTTTATTAAACGAAAATTATGCTACAAGACCAGGAACATTTAATAATGGAACATTGGCTCAAGCAAGAGCAATTGTAGATACAGGTACAGGGGATGTTGCTAGCATAGCTATTGATATAGCAGGAGCAGGATATACAAGTGCGCCTACAATTGTTTTAAAAAGCACAACAGGTTCTGTTTTAGCAAACAGAACGGCTACTGCAACAATAAATTCAAACGGACAAATAAGTGCAATTACCTTAGGTGGTAGTGCAGAATCCACATATTTAACACAAGGTAGTGTAATTGTAGAAATACTTGGCGGAGCGATACCTCCAGCTAATAGTATCTTTGTAGCTTACAATGACATGAATGATCCAGTTTTTGAATTTAGATATTTTGATGGAACAACATCAGTTAGTGCTCCAGTTGTTACTGGTTCTGCAGCTTATCAGTTGACTGCAAATCCAAATACTATAACAGGAGAAACTGAAAATGGCAGACATTGGTTTGATAATAATATTGCCAGTGATGGTAGTACTATAGATTTATATATTCAAAATGGCGGATATTGGAGACCACAAGCAATTAGTAGTGTAGGTACAACTGAACCTAATGGACCTGTAACAAATGATGTTTGGATTGATACAAACGATTTAGATAATTTTCCTGCAATCAAGGTTTATGATGGCGCTAATTGGGTTTTGAGAGACAATACAGATCAAACTACTCCTAATGGTGTTATATTTGCAGATATAACAGAAACTTTTGCAGATACATCTAATACAGCAGTAGGAGCTACCTTAATAAATGATGACGCTCCAAATCCAGTTTTATATCCAGCAGGTATGTTTGCTATTAATATGTGTAGGACAAGTAACACTGTAAGAAAATATGTTAGCAGCGAAACAACTACATGGAAATGGAGAAATGCTGCAGGAAACAAGGCAGATGGAAGTGGGTTGTTTGGTAGAAAAGCAGTAAGAAAAGTAATAGTCCAGCAATTGCAATCAGCAGTTGCAAGTAGTGATGAGTTAAGGTCAGAAACAGTAAGTTATAATTTAATTGCATGTCCAGGATATCCTGAATTAGCAGATGAACTAAGTACTTTAAATGTAGATAGAAAAGAAACTGCCTTTGTTGTTGTTGATACTCCTTACAGAACAGGACCTCAACAAATTACAGATTGGATGTTAGGCGTAAATGCTGTAGAAAATGGAGAAGATGGATTAGTAAGCCCTAAAAATGCTGGTATGGCTGTTTATTATCCTAGTGCGCTAGGAACTAATTTAGATGGACAAACAGTATTGTTGCCAAGTAGCTTTATAAGTTTAAGAACAATTGCTTATAGTGATAGTGTAAGTTATCCTTGGTTTGCTCCTGCAGGTCTTACTAGAGGAAATGTAACCAATGCAACTAATGTTGGTTATTTAGATAGTGAAGATGAATTTGTGCCTTTGGCTTTAAATGAAGGGCAAAGAGATTCATTATACACAAATAAGTTGAATCCTATTACAAATTTTCCTGGAACAGGTATTGTAGTATGGGGGCAAAAGACATTACATCCCTTTGACAGTGCATTAGATAGAGTGAATGTTTCTAGATTGGTAGCATATTTAAGAGAACGTTTTATGGTTCTTGCTAGACCATTTATTTTTGAACCTAACGATGAACTAACTAGGGAAAATTTAAAATCAGTATTAGACGGTTTCTTACAAGATATAATGAGCAAACGTGGTGTTTATGACTTCGTTGTTGTTTGTGATGAAAGCAACAATACACCAGCAAGAATAGACAGAAACGAATTGTATGCAGATGTTGCAATTGAGCCTACAAAAGCAGCAGAATTTATTTATATTCCTGTAAGACTTGTAAATACTGGAGAATTATAATATATAAATTTTAGCTAGGTTTTAATTTTTACAAACCTAGCTAAATATATTAAAGATTTGGAGTAATAATACATGTCACTCAAAAAATTTGGGGTACCTACAGTAAACAGTGATGCAACTATTGTCTTGATGCCCAAGTTACAGTATAGGTTTAGTATTGACTTTATTAATTTTGGCACAGGTTTAGGAACTAGTGATTATGATCAACTTTCTAGAAATGTGACTAATATCAGTAAACCAACAATGCAGCATGATGAGGTAACATTAGATGTTTATAACAGTAAAATATTTATGGCAGGAAAACATACATGGACTCCTATAAATGTTACTTTTAGAGATGATGTTAATAATAAAACAAGTGCAGCTTTAAATAGTCAAATTAACAGACAAGTAAATCATTTAGAGCAAAGTGCTCCTGCAGCGGCTGCAGCTTATAAATTTAAGTTATCTATACGAAGTTTAACTGGAGAAAATACAGGTGTAGCTGGTACTCACACGTTAGATAGATGGGATTTATTTGGATGCTATATTGATAATATTAATTATAATGAAGCAGCATACAACACTAGTGAACCTATGACTATTTCTATTAGTGTAAAATATGATAATGCAATTTATAACTACGAAGATTTTGTTCAACCAGATCCTAGTTTAGCAACCTCATAATATAAAGTTTTGTGATGATTAATTATGCACAACTACTTTATGGTCAAACAAAAGGCGAAGGAATAAATTTACTTCGCCCTCGTTTAACCTATGAATTTACTGTGACCTTTATAAGTAGTGTACAATCAGAAGGTAAACCAATTACATTTATTGCACCTGCATTAAATGCAGATTATCCCCAAATGACTGTAGATACTATTACACTAAATCAATACAATAGGCCTAGAGTTGTTCAAACTAAATTAAGGTGGAATCCTGTAAATTTTACAATTTATAATACACAAGATGCAAGCACTGAACAATTTTTTTCTCAAGTAATTTACCCTTACTACTATAATTATTTAATTAACACAGGTGAAGAAATTATAAATAGTCCTGATCCAAGTGTAAGTCAAAGCATATTTGGTTATAAAAATTTGAACAGCACAAAATATATGTTTAAAACTATAGTTATAAGTAGAGGAAATACAACAAGTGCAAATAACTTAACAGAAGATACAAAAGATAAAGTAGATGCAATTATTTTAGAATATCCTGTTATTACAAACATAAGTGGAACTCAATTTAGTTATAGTGAAAGCACTCCTCAAACTGTGACAATGACAGTCCAACCTGAAAATGTAGTTATTGGCAATGTAGATATAAAAGAAAAGGAATCCTTGGATGTCTAACTACCAACAGGGTATATATGAGTGTTGTAATCCTAAAAAATATAGAGGATCATCAAAGCCAAGATACCGATCAGGTTGGGAATTAGTTTTTATGCGAATGTGTGATAACCATCCAAATATTTTATATTGGAATAGTGAAGGACAACGTATACCTTATAAACATCCTATAGATGGTAGAATGACACATTATGTACCTGATTTTTTTATTGTTTATCAAGATAAAAATGGTAAACAACATGCAGAGTTGATAGAAATTAAACCTTATAATCAGACTTCTATAGAAAATGCTAAAAGTAAAAAAGATAAGTTTGCAAGTGTAGTAAATTTAGCTAAATGGCAAGCAGCGCAAGCTTGGTCAAAACAAAATGGAGTTCGTTTTAGGGTAATTACAGAAAAAGATATATTTAATAAACCTCAAACAAAAAAATGAAAATTTCTCTCTGGTCACTTCCTAGGACTGGTAGTACCTATGTATATCAAGCTTTAAACAGATTTGTGTGGCCTAATAAACCTAGTGATCCTATACTTAATGAATATTTTAATGAAGAAAAAACTGATAGTAACTTAGAAGATTTTTTATCAATTTTAAAACAGCAACAGGATTGGGTAGTAAAAAATCAAATTACGCATCCTGTACCAGATGTTATTATTGATTATTTAAATAAAAATAATAATTACTCCTTTTTTTTGTTGCGTAGAAGTTGGTTTGATATGATAGCAAGTTCTTGTTTAGCAGAGTTAACAAGAGAATGGGTAAATGGATTAACAAGTGTATATGTTGGAAAATCTAATTATGTTAGTGAGCAGTTTTTTTGTGAAAGATTCAATTTTTTCTGGAATAAGTTACATGAAAATTATAAAAAAATAGAAAAAAACAAAATTATTTTTTATGAAGATTTAAGTTTTTGGCCTAGGAAAGATTTTTTCTTGTTGAATCTCATTCAGGATATAAACGATTGCCTACCAGTCAAAGTATCAGTTAAAAAACAAAAAGATAAAAAAGAAACAATTTTAAATTATGAAAGCTTGGTAGGTTATTATAATAGTAATTTTCCTATAAAAACATATGAATCTGAATTTTTTTATTTTAATAAAAACAAAGAATTGTGTATGAAAAATGACTAAAAAGTTAGAAGAATTATTTGAATTACCTTCTGTAGGTGAACAAGAGGAATATACTGAAGGTTATAAGGAAATAACTGAGTATGTTCCTATTGATCAAGCACAAGAACAACTTGATTTAGCAAAAAAAATTGATAGTGCTTTACCTCAAATTACTGGTGTAGAATCTACTGATGGTGATATGGACATCTATGCTGACAAAGCAGTAAAGGCGTTCGACGACTTAATGCAATTAGGATTTAATGTAGAGGATAGACATGCAGGACATGTTTTTGCTGCCGCTCATGCCATGTTAAAGAATGCTATAGATGCAAAAAATTCTAAAGCTGATAGAAAGTTAAGAGCAATTGAATTGCAACTTAAAAAATTACGTTTAGATCAACAAACTAATAATACATCTACTCCTGATACTATAGAAACAGAAAAAGTAATACGTATAGATCGTAATAGTTTATTAAACCAATTAAATGAACAGAATGATAAATAATAAAAAGAATTCAGGAATAAATTATGGCCACTTTATTCGAATATATTGAAAATACAAAGAAAGAATACCCCTTTCGTATTAAAGTTGCACAACCTTTTGGTGAAGATTTACCAGAGAGATTTTCAGAGCGACTAGAACGAGAATTAGAAAAATATGGTGTAGTAAGTGTTAGTGCTCCTAAAAAAACAATGGCACAAGCTCAACCCTTTGACTTTCACAGGAAAAATGCAAGTACAGAAGTTTACGTAATAGATTGTGTATTGAATTATCCCACTACATCTAACGTGCTTAAACAAAATTTAGTAGATCATTTAATGTTAAATCCTAGTAATGTA